GACGTATTGCCTGCCTGAGGAGGCCGTTTGCAAGTCTAATAACACTAACAACCGTTTGATCATGTTCATGATCTCCTTTGTTAAACAAACCGCGTACAAAAACACCTTTAAAGTAATCGTGACCGCAAGACTCTCTGAAAGGCCCAGACATGAAGGATTTTGAGGAATTAACCTTAAAACCAAACAAATCTAAGCTGACCTCAACGAGACCTGCTATTCTTCGGGGACATATGATATCGTCCCCGAATACTGAAAAATTACTTGTACAAAGGTTGACTTTCTCTCTACGAGCTATAACTCGAACTATTGCGGCAAATATAACCGTTTCTAGTTCAAATGTATAGCCGTTCCCCATCGAACTAAACTTTTGGTTAACATGATGATGTTCACCAACTTTTAGTCCTGGGGTACGCAGATGACTTATATACTCATAGAATGATGTGCCCTCAAAGAGGTAGCGCACCACACCGTGAGATATTAGGTCACTGGCAGAAGAAAGATCAAGCGTGCTCAGATTGTCATGAGTACTCCCAAGTCTAGCCAAAACACGGTTGCGTTCTTGCGACTTGAGGTTTAGACCCCATTCCTTTCTTAAGCGACTTTTTAGCCATCCTCCAACACCTAACTGAAAATATAAGTTCAGTGATGGTTGGATGCCTATGGGTCTGTTACACTTGAATGTTTTTGGAACTTCCGAAAAACGCTCGCAATCGGTTAAATCCACGTGCGGGAGATAACCCTCTAGGCTTTGATAAATAGGGCCTAAAGTGTCTTTCACCCATCTCGTTGCCGAGAGTCTTTTCAGCTTCTTATGAAGCGGGGCTTGCGATTCAGCGGTAGCACCATTTCCATGGTGACAATACTGCATAGATCGTAGTGGCGAGAACGTAGAGACGAGTGATTGAACCTCTTCTCGTACTTCCCAAAGAACGTCAGCCCATATAGGCTCCTGACGATGTGGGTATAACTCATAGGAATTGAACCTTGCATTAGTAACAGCATTGCTAACTTCACACTCGATAACTGTGTCAACAGTAGCCCTGGAAAGGGCCGACTGAGGAACACTTTTACCAAAAGTCCCCTTTCGCCATAGATCATATGGCAATGTGGATTGTAAGTAAGCTTCAGCTGAATCAAAACAAGGTTCTGGAATGGCCGCCATGGGCGAAATAAAACCGTTCCCTCCAAGAAGTACAGACGTATCACTCAAGAGCGATAGCCAGCGTTCGGCTGAGTAGTAGACCATATAGTCACTAACAGCCGGAGTTGTACAACCGTCGATATTAT